GAAATACGATTGTATCATATAAAAATTTGAAACGTAAAATCAAAAGTTGATATGAACCCAAAATATAGATTTATATTATCAACAACGGGCAATATGTACCCCGGCAACAATATAGATGAAAAGCCGGGTACGTATATGAGTAGTGCCGGAATTATGACTGCAAATGCGAGTTACTACACGTCCGGCAAACTCTATGTATCCGCAAATATGGATATTATATTGCGAATGTTTACAACAACGAATACTTTTAATATCGTTGCTTTTGATAGTTCAGATAATCCATTGCGAGGCGCAAACGTAACAAGTAATATAACGCAATTAATGTTGCCCGTTAATACGTCTTATATTCGTTGTTGTTCCGTTGGTTCCCAACAATCAATTATTAACGTAATTGGCGGTTCGCAAGTATTACCAACATATAAGGACGATTTAGCAAAGGATTTTGAGTTGGAAACAAACCAACGTTTTTATCGTGCCAAACTATCCGGGAAAATATCATTTATCGGAAAGGATTTTGATTTGGTAAACAATGCGGCATTTGATGCACCGTTTAACCTTATAATCCAATGGTCGCAAGATTACGGGCAAACGTGGTCTAATTATTATATAAGTAAATTTGCAAAAACAGATTGTACGTTTAATAATGACGATAAAAAGGTTACGTTGCAACCGGATACGTTAGACGAATATAACGACGTATTGGCAGGATTGGAAAAGGAATATAATTTGATACCATTAGCCCCCGCAATCGAGCGCATATTGGTTCAAAAACGCCCGTTGATACAAATATATATTCCCGGCGATAGTATTGTTTCGTGTTTTTTGGGCGGTTCATATTGGGAACAGGACGCAAACGCCACGACCGACCGTAACGCACTTATCAATACTTATCATTTTGCTTTATGCAACTTGTTAAAGGAAATAAATGTAACAGGCAGTTCGACCCCGAATGTAAATGCCTTATATGTCGGTCGTATGAGTGTAAGCGGTAACAATCAATTTACCGGGAATTTGTACCCCGAAACGACAAACGGGTATTATATCCGGGCGTCCCAACAATACCAACCGCCATTTTGGGGCGTTATCACTTACGAAATTGTCCGGTCATCGGATAGTGTCGTTTTATTTCGTTATCAAAATGTAAGCCCCCGCAATCAGCCGTTCGATAATGTGGAGTTTGATTTTACCGCCGTGTCGGGTTCCGGTTCGTCGGGAACACCGCACGCAGAAATGGCAACATATAACATATACGCCCGGTATTTGTTAGATGTAACAACAATACAGGGATTAAATACATACGAGTTGCCAAGCGACGATATTGTTGATTATAACCGCAATTATCGTCGGGCGATTGGTTATGCAATCGACGTCGGGTTTATATCCAATAATTACTCAACGACGCCGAGCGAATGGGGACGACGGGACGACGGCACGTATTTTCAACCCCCGTATTCAATTTGGGGACAAACATATTTCCCAATTGCCCGCTCAACGTGGCGTTATGCTTCTATTTGGTTCGGATACTATATATTGGACGAAACATTGGAGGTTGCGGGGCGTAAAACGTACACATTACGGGATGCGTACCCCGTTGGTTCTGTTATAAAATCATTGCTTAATCAATTTGCGCCCGGCATTACCCACGAAGAAACGCCGGAATACAGCCAATTTTTATACGGGGACACAAACCCAATTACCGGGTATAAATTTAGATTGTTTGTAACGCAAAAATCTAATGTATTGGTTGGGGATTATCAACAACCCGCCCAAAAAGCCCCAACAACGTTACAGCAATTTACAAATATGTTACGGGATTGTTACCGTTGTTTTTGGTATGTAGAGGGCAATAAATTTAAGATAGAACATATTAGTTGGTTCCGCAACGGGGGTTCTTATTCCGGCAATCCGGTTATCGGAACCGATTTAACGCAATTGGAAAATATACGCAATGGCAAAAAATGGGGTTTTGCAACGTCGGAATATTCGTTTGATAAAGTGGATATGCCGGAACGGTTCCAATTTAAGTGGATGGACGACGTTACAACCGCTTTCGAGGGTTTGCCAATTGAGGTTATAAGTAAGTACGTTACGGCGGGAAAGATTGAGGAGGTTAATATATCAAATTTCACGTCCGACGTCGATATGATGATGTTAAACCCCGGTTCAATGAGTAACGACGGGTTCGGATTGTTTGCCGCCGTGAACGCAAATGCCTTAACCCGTGATGATAGCGGATTATATCCGGGATTTGGAGGTACAAGCGGAACGGACGGATTAACAACGCCGACGTATGGAATACGCCCGGAATGTGTCGGACGTTCGGCGGTTCTTACTTTTGTGCCGTACAACAATGGAAGCGGAACGGCAACCGGACGAATTGTTTTTTATAACAATGCCGGGTCGGTAATATCAACGCAAGGTAATTTTACAGCCGACGGACAAACGAAGCAAATAACTGTAACAATACCAACCGCCGCAACTGCAATTGGGTTAACTGTTACCGGGTCGGTTTATGCGTACTTTTACAGATTGAGCGTACCAAGCCAATACGAATTGCCATTTACGGAAACAAACGTAAACGGCGATACTTATTATTTGCAAAATGGTTATTTAGCGTTTATCAATTTGCAACCGAATTATTGGGTATATGATTTACCCGCCCGTGAAGTTAAAATAAATGGGTCGCAAACTTATGTACGAGGAATTGAGCGCAAGAAAAAACAAACGTTGATATTTCCAATTGATACAGACCCCAATCCGGTACAATTGATAAAAACATATTTGGGAAATGGCGAAATAGACAAAATGAGTATAAATTTGCTTTCACGTTCTGCAAAAACGACTTTGAAATATGATACAGAATAATAATTTTAGCGTGTTGCCGTGGTACACGTCAATAGACCAACAAAACCACCGAAAAAGTTACGCATACGGGCAAATATACCCCTTATTTACCCCGGCAAATACAATGTTGCCTTTTCAGATTATGCGGGCAACCCGTGCAAATGCCGTGTCGTCCGTTCGGTTATATCGTAAAGAGGGTACATTGGTTGCGGATATAACCCAATACGCAAAGGATACAGGATTGCAAGTTGTCCGGTTTACGTCGTTGGGTTATGACGTTATTGTTTATCCCGGTATTTTGCCAATGCCATTAAACCAATTGGACGGGATATATTACGCTACATTGTCGGACGGCGTACAAACGTGGTTTTCTGAAATGTTTACCGTTGTGCAAGATGTTAGCGGATACTTAAAAATCCAATGGTTCGACGCCGATAACGCCGTATTTGATGCGGGAACAATTGTGTATCAGAACCCTCAATTTAAGAACGTTTTGTATCTTTGCACCGAGTTAGGAAAACCCGAATATCAGTTTGAGGAAGAGGGGGAAGATAGGGACGGTTATTTTTTCCCGGAAAAACAAATTTCCGAAAAGACGTATCATTGCGTTTGTTTAGCCCCTGAATACCTTTGCGATGTTATGCGGTTTATCCGAATGAGTGATTACGTATTTGTTACCGACAAATATGGGCGGACATACGATTGCGACACGTTTCTAATTACCCCCAAATGGCAAACGCAGGGGGATTTGGCGAGTGTTGAAATTGAGTTTGAAACGGCGACCGTCGTTAAAAAAATCGGTCGGGGCGTTATTCCCGCCATTAAGGGAGATTTCAATAGCGATTTTAATAACGATTTTAATAAGTAAAAAAATGGCAAATTACACAAGTCTAAAAGATGCGGTTGCGCAAGTCATTAAAGCAAATGGCAATCAAGAAATTACCGGAACGGTTTTGCAAAGTACGTTGTTGTCCATTATCAACGGTATAGGTGCAAATAGAACCTTTGCGGGAATAGCAACACCAACAACCGTGCCGGGTACACCCGATGCAAATATTTTCTATTTAGCCGCCCAACCGGGGGCGTATGTGAATTTTGGTAGTAATGCGGTTGTTGTGGATACCGTCAAAGTTTTTTACAACAATGCGGGTAATACATGGAGTGAATGGACATTGCCAATTGCGCCCCAACAAACGACGTATAATATAGCGGCGCAAGATAGTTTTTACCAAAATCGAACGTTAGACAAATCCGACCGGGCAAAATGGGTTGCGGCTTTTACCGGAGTAAAAGTTGTTTTCAACAATATTGTCCCCGCTAATTATCCCGACATACAAATTGCCGTTTCATTGGTACGTCGTACAACGGAAACAAACCACGAATTACGTTTTAAGATAAATACGGGTTCGGGTTGGGCGTATATTGGTTCAAATTGGGGGAATACAAACAGCCCGGAAAATGCGAACGGCGGTGCAACGCCATACAAACAAACGTATGTTTATGGTGCGGGAACCGTTCAGATACAGTGTGCAATTGATTGGTCGGTATTTACAATCGGTTCGTCAATCTTTGTTGACGATGCGTTGGACGCAACCCCGTATTATATATTGTCGCCCAACAATGTTTTTTTATCGGACTTAAATACTTTTAATCCGGCTACATTGGATTTAAAAGAAAAACAATCAAATATCAATGGTTCGTCCGTTAAAACATTTGTTCCTAATTGTACGGCATGGGCGGGAAATGTGCCGTTACCTGTATATGTTTTCAAAACACCGTACAAGTTTGCTAACGAATTGAATTATTTTTTTGAGATAAGCGCAAAAACAAGTTCAGGCGGAAAAGTAGGGTATAAGACAATGACGATTTCGTTTTGGGGTCGTTCAAATGGAACATTTAATTACTATACACCCAAATTCTTTTGGAGCGACGGAAATACAACCCCCGTGCGTTTATGCGTCAATTCTGACGGCTTTATTTGTATTGTTATTGGAACCGATAATACGAGTTTAACAACAACATTGGGTGGCAATCTTGCATTGTATATCAAAAAAGTAGGCATTGACGGTTTGGGGAGTACTATAAACGTAACGCCTATATATGACGGTTGGAGTATTTCCGGGAGGCAAAGTTTGGATGAAACATATACAAATGTGTATCAAGCAGAGAACGGAAATGCGCAAGAAAATACATTGCAAAACGGATACCAAATAAAGCCAACCCCAACGTCTATTGCAACCACATTTACGCCATTGGTTGCCGCCTCTTTGGGTAGTTCAGAATATCCGGGTTACAAAATGAAAATTGCATTACCCGCAGGATTTACCCCGTCGTTAAATACGGCGTATCGTATGCGCATACAGATAAAGGATATTTCTAACAAAGGTTATGGCATTACAGAGGCTATATTGGAATTTTGGGGGCGTGCGTCGGCTGCATGGCTTCAGTATGGAGTAATTTACAAAGATGCACGTTTCCCAATGTATGTGCGGGTTGGACTGAATGGAACACGTTATTATGTATTGTTAGACGGCGATTTGTGGGGAAATACCGTTGTTACAATACCGGAATTTACGGCGTATAATAATACGACCTTAAACTATACGTTAATGAGTGATTTTGTGTTTTCAACATATATAGAGGACGAATTGGCGGACTATGTAACCGTATATACCCCCCCGGTATATAAAAACGCAACCATTGATTACGTAAACAATGCGATTAGCAATATAGGTAGTGTTGTACAGCCCGTAAAGGCAAAGAGTTACGCAATATTTGGTTCCTCAAAATCCACTACACGCAATGCGTATTCCGGTTGGTTGGCTTATTTGGTTGACGGTTTGTTGACACTTGCAAACAAAACAACGAATTTGATAACAACGGGAACCGTTGCAAATCGTCCGTACAATCAAAAGGCGTTGACAAATACAGCCAATGGAATTGTTGGTAAAAAAATAACGGGCGTTGGCAGTTCATTAACTTTTACCGTGTTCGGTTCGCACGTCGATTTAGTGCAATTTATTGAGCGAACGACCAATTACGCAGCATTTGATGTTTACGATAATGATGTAAAAATTGGTTCGTTCAATAATCGTAATAAAACGATGTTGGGGCAACGTACACAGATATTTGCCGGAACGGGTGCGCAAAAGTCTTTTGTTATCGACCATTTGGATAGTTATAATTTTGCCGTTACAGTTAATGGAACGGCGCAAACTGTATCCATGAACCCCGGTTTATCCGGCGGCGATTGTTACGCAGTTCGTACAATAATGACATTTGCCCCGTATAATGACGGACAACCCCGCCGTATATTGTATTTCCCGGTTGCCCCGGCAAATGGTGCGACAATCCAATTGACGTACAACGTAGGGCGTGCGGTTGGTTTTACTCAATCAGATTTCAATGAGGACGAAAACGGGAATACGGAAAATACAAACCCCGTAAGTATCGCAAGCCTTACGGCGGATGCGGTTACACGTTCGGGGTATCCGTTAAGCCCGGTTATTAACAACCCGGATGCCGTGTTGCGTTTTTCATTTGACGCATACGGTATGCACCGTATCAAAATAGTAATTACAGGCGGAACCAACCCGTATTTCGATTTTGATTTTGCGTGTGCTGAATTAAACAACTTTATGAACGCCGCATTTGGCGGGTATGATTTGGCAAGGGCTATTAGCGAAAGCCAATGGCACGATTGGCGATGCGTTCGTTATTTACCTTATTTCGACGTTTTAATGTTGGAGTATGGAACCAATGACGACCGTTACCAAATCGACCGGGTATTGGTTCGTGAGCAAACATTCACATTGGAAGAAATAAAGAACGTCAAGTTAAAGGAGGTTATTTATATTACCAATACGGGAAATACAAGTTTTGCAACGGGGTTATGCACCGGAACAATACAGGAAATTACGCCTTTCTCTTTGACGTCTGACGATATAAAGACGTCAGAAATTGAGGTTGGCGATTTTATCAAAATCGGCGAATATCGTAGCGATTGGCGAGAATTTGCAGTTAGAACGGTTGCAACGGTTGATAAAGTAAACGGCGTTGTTACATGGGTTAAACCGTTTAGCGTATCGGAAATATGGCATTACAACAATTTGTCCGATATGGTCGGCGCACAATTTGCCGTTCGTCGATTGGGTCAAGTTCGCACTAATTACAACACGTTAATTGGGAAATTCAAGGCGTCGAACCCTAATGCACAATTATTGGTCGTTGGTATGAGTGCATTTAATACGAATGATTATTGTAGCGGTTGGGGGTACAATGAATTGCAACAAGAATTGGCAGACCAATACAACGGTACATTCGTTAATATATCCGACGAACAAATACGTTTTAACGACGGTGCGTTATCTAATCCGAAAATCATAAACATACCGTCGTCGGGCGTTGCGGATTATGTGGTTGACGGTGCGGACGTTGGTAACGTCAATCGTGCGTTCCGTGTATGGGTTAACGGTGTTGATGTTACCGGAATTGATGCGTATGTTGAACGTACCGACGGTTGGTTTGTTACGTCTGACGTTGACCCGTCGTTAATTCATTTAACGCAGGGTCAAGATTGGAACCAAGTTGTACCGTTTGCAACTGATTACGGCATTAAGCCCGTAAGGGTTCATTTTTACGGGAATGTTCCGGCGTCCGGCGATACGATACAATTGGTTGTCGGCGGCTATGGTTGGAGCGACGACGGCGTACACCAAACAGAAAGCGGAAACCAAACATACGGAAGTTGTATTTTGAAAGCAATAACCCAATAATAACTAATGGGAGGGCGGGAAACCGCCCGCCCTTAATCATTTAAGATATGGATAAACTTTTTACATGGGAACAATGGCGTATGATATTCGCCACGTCGTTAAGTCCGGTTTTAGCCTATTTAACCCCAACGGCGGGATTTATGTACGCATTGATTATAATGTTTGCTTTCAATATTTGGGCGGGTATGCGGGCGGATGGTGTAAGCGTAAAGCATTGCAAAAACTTTCGTTTCGGTAAGTTTAAGAATGCGTTGGCGGAATTGCTATTGTATGTTACCATTATACACGTTATATATTTGGTAATGTTGCAATGTGGCGATAATGAAGCCGCCAAAATAGTAATTAAATCGCTTACATACGTTTTCATGTATGTATATTTGCAAAACGCATTCCGAAACCTTATTAAAGCATATCCCACAAAGGTTGCGTTGCGCATTATTTACCATGTTATCCGATTGGAATTTACACGGGTATTGCCCGGATATTGGCAACCGATAATTGAGAGATACCAACGGGAATATGATAGCGATATTATTAACGATAAAGAAAAGGAGGTAAGAGAATGAAACCAATTGTTTTGTTAGACAACGGACACGGAAAAGAAACCGCCGGGAAACGTTCCCCGGTTTGGTCTGACGGGTCGCAACTGTTTGAATGGGAATTTAACCGGGACATTGTACGCCGCATTTCCGAGAAATTGGAAGCGGACGGCATACCGTACCGGATATTAGTACCGGAGGAAACCGACATATCATTGACGGAACGTGCGAGGCGTGCCAATGAGATTGCCAAAGAGAACAACGGCAAAGCGTATGTTTTGAGCATACACGCCAACGCCGGGGGCGGCACAGGTTGGGAGGTTTACACGTCGCCGGGGCAAACCCCGTCCGATGCAATCGCAACCGTATTTTTTGAGGAAGCGGGACGGGAATTTGTGCCGGACGGTTGGCGTATGCGTTCCGACTATTCCGACGGCGACCCGGACAAAGAGGCAAATTTTGCCATACTGACAAAAACAACGTGTCCGGCAATTCTTACGGAAAACTTTTTCATGGATACCGAAAAAGATTGCCGTTTTATAATGAGTGAGGACGGGCGGGAACGTATCGCCAATATGCACGTTGCCGCAATTAAAAGAGTATTGACGTTATGAAAAAGATTTTGATTTATACGGCGATAATTGGAGCGATTGCCGCCGTTATTTGGGGGCAACACGTCCGTATTAAGAATTTGACCGCCGACCGGGACAAATACAAGTCAAATACGGAAACGTTGTTGCAAGACGTTAAGACGTACCAAACAAAGAACAGTTTGAACGCCGCAAAGGTCGGTAATTTGACGTTGAAAGTTTCCGAGTATGAAAAGTACCGGGCGGACGATTTGGCGTTAATAAAGACGCTACAAACAAAGAACCGGGATTTGCAACGGGTAACGACAACACAGTTGGAAACAATTAACGAGTTGCGGGGAACCGTCCGGGATAGTATCGTATATTTGCCCGGCGACACGGTTACGACTGTTTTACGTTGTGTTGATATTGTGGAACCGTGGTTTGAGTTACACGGATGCGCACGCCCGGACAATACATTTACCGGAACGCATATAAACCGGGATAGTCTATTGATAGCGGAAACCGTCCAATACAAACGTTTTTGGGGGTTCCTTTGGAAAACCAATAAAGTAAAGAACCGGGAAATTGACGTTGTGAGTAAGAACCCGGCAACAAAAATATTGGGGGTTGAGTTTGTAACCATAGAAAAATAACCTTTTTGTTCATAATATAGGTTGTAAAGGGGTTCGGGTTGTGATAATCCGACCCCTTTTTGTATTTGCCCGTTTTCCGCCCCGTATT